AATGCTTTATTTGGCCTGGAATACAAAAGGTATGAAAATCAGCATGCTGAGATTTATACTAACGAGTCTTCTGACAGAGCTTTCGAAGAGGAAGTTATGTTATCAGGATTCGGTAACGCACAAGTAAAAGGTGAAGGTGCTGGAGTATCATTTGATGATGCACAGGAAACTTACACTGCTAGATACACTCACGAGACTGTAGCTTTAGCATTTGCTATCACAGAGGAAGCTATCGAAGATAATCTTTACGACAGACTTTCTGCTAGATACACAAAAGCTTTAGCAAGATCTATGAGTAATGCTAAGCAAGTGAAAGCGATTGATCCTTTAATCAAAGGATTACCTTCAACTGCTACGTTCAAGTCTGGAGATGGAGTAGCGTTGTTTAGTACATCGCATACTACAGTCTCTGGTCCAAATGTTTCTAACACATTATCGACACAAGCGGACCTTAACGAGACTTCATTAGAAAATTCTTTGATTCAAATCGGGAAAATGACTGATGAAAGAGGACTTAGAATTGCAGCAAGAGGATTGAAAATGATCATTCCTTCGGAGTCTCAGTTTACTGCTGAGAGATTGATGAAATCTCAAGGTAGAACTGGAACAGCTGACAATGATATCAATGCAATCGTATCTATGGGTATGGTTCCGCAAGGATACAGAGTTAACAATTACTTAACTGACTCTGATGCATTCTATATCTTGACAGACGTACCAAATGGTATGAAAATGTTCACAAGAGCTCCATTGACAACTGCAATGGAAGGTGACTTCGATACTGGAAACGTAAGATACAAAGCTAGAGAAAGATACTCATTTGGAGTATCTGACTTCAGAGGTATCTTCGGCGTTGAAGGTGCGTAATCAATAAAATTTATGGGGCCGCCTCAAAACGGCCCCATTTATCTAACAAACTGGTGAGAACATGAAAAAATTTAGAGTCCAAATATTTGCATATCAAAAACATTCAGATTTCATTATTAAATCTTTAGACGGCCCATTAGATATAGAAAATGCTATCATTGACAAACTTGGAAAAAATGATATAACGTGGGAGTCTCTTGGAGAAATGCATGATCCAAGAGTAAATAGAATAACCTATGAGGAGGTTATAGAAGATGGAACAACATCTGCAGGACCTTTACACAAAGAAGAAGGGTCTAGACCTAGAATGGGAGCAGGATCATCTTAAAGAGGGTAGATATACTCTCAATATGGTTAAGATTGACAGAAAAGTCAGAGAAGTAATTAGCCATATAAAACTTGCAGAAGCTAGAAAAGCACATCTGCAAAATAAGGTGGAAGACGCTGCACCCGAAGTTTCTGTAGCTACTTAATAAAAAGCTACATCGTTGAATAAATTCAATTCACATCACAGGCTCTCTTGCGCTCTACTAAAATCTAGTATATAGTTTTATTACTATACAATTAATTAGAACGTAAACGAGTATAGTCGACGGCCTAGAGATTACGTTCAGAAACTAGGAGGATAATTATGGCAAATACTACATTTTCGGGACCGGTCCGATCGGAAGCGGGATTCCAACATGTAACAAAAAACACATCAACAGGTGCGTTTACAACTAACTACCTAAACGTTAAATTTGATTTCGTTGGTATGACTCATGCTGCAGTTTCTGCAGGTTCAGGAGTTTCTTTACCAGCAGACCAAGTTAGCACGGTAAACTTTACAGGCGCAGCAGCTTGTTCTATGAATTTACCAGCAGCTACAGTAGGAACAAGAGTAGCTTACGTTCAAAGAGTAGATACAACTGGAGGAACTAACACTTTAACTATCAATGCAGATGGAACAGATGCATGGGTTACAGGTAGTTTAATTGAAACTAGAGCAGCTGACAATGTATCTTACGATACATCAACAGCAGGCGAAGGTCAGTTAGTTTTCACTGCAGCTAATGCAACTACAAACTTTTTCACAATAGGAAGTATCTTATACTTTTCTTGCACAGAAAAAGGTTTATGGCACATCGGCCTTGACTCAGCTAAAGATCCTTTAGCAGTTAAAGGTGCGTTTGCATTTGCAGCGTAATAATTAATTAGTGTGGGGCTACGGCCCCACATTTAATTTTAAGGAGAAAATATGGATTCAGATCAAACAACACTGAATAAAACTACCGGTGCAATATCTGTTTTAAGAGCAGCTAGAACAAGAGTTACTTCTATTCAAGGAAGAGGTGAGGCTGGTTCAGTTTTATTATTACACGATTCAGCTACAACAAGTGGAGCTGGAGCTGGTAATTTAAAAGCGACTTATAAATTTGAAACAGAAGGATTAGAGATTTACATACCTGGTTCTGGTATTTTGTTTGAAAATGGAGTTTGTGCAACTTTAACACAAACATCTGGTACAGACGGAAGTGTTACCATGACAATTACAGGAGCATAGTAAATGGCTAATACAACTTCGGGAACAGCAACGTTCGATAAAACTTTTGCTATTGATGAAATAGTAGAAGATGCTTTTGAACGTATTGGATTGCAAAATGTTGCAGGTTATCAACTTAAATCTGCAAGAAGATCTCTTAATATTTTATTTCAAGAATGGGGTAATAGAGGTATTCATTATTGGGAAATAGCTGATCTTAATATTGATTTGATTGAAGGACAATCAGACTATGATTTTTTTAGATCAAGTGATGATGGCACAAGTGCTGTTTCTACACCAGCAAATGTTTATGGAATATCTGATGTTCTTGAAGCACAGTTAAGATCAAACAGAACACAAACAACACAATCAGATTCACCAATGACAAAAGTAGATAGGTCTACTTACGCAGGTTTTTCTAACAAATTATCTAAAGGCACACCCAATCAATATTGGGTAGAAAGATTTATTGATAAAGTTAGAATACACGTTTATCCAACACCAGATTCTACAAATGCATCTAAAGACATGCATATTTATTACATAAAAAGAATTCAAGATGTGGGTGATTATACTAATGCAACAGATGTTCCATTTAGATTTGTACCATGTATGATATCTGGATTAGCATATTATTTATCACAAAAATATCAACCACAACTTATGCAAGCTACAAAATTAGCTTATGAAGATGAATTAGCTAGAGCACTAGCAGAGGATGGTTCTGCTTCTAGCACATATATAACACCGAAAGCTTATTACCCAGGAACATAATGGCAAAATACGCAACAGGAAAATACGCAAAAGCAATATCAGATAGATCTGGTATGGAGTTTCCATTTAAAGAAATGGTTAGAGAATGGAATGGATCTTTTGTACATGTATCAGAGTTTGAACCAAAACAACCACAATTAGAACCAAAACCAATGAATGGTGATGCAATATCATTACGTAATGTAAGACCAGGAAGAACAGAAAACCCAGTTCCATATTCTTTAAAACCAAATCCATTCACAACTTATCAAGCTGGTTCTAGAATTATAAATGTTAATGCTCCAGGTCACGGTTTAACAAGTGGTGATACATATAGATTTCGTGGACCAACCACAACATCACCAGGAACAGGTTCAGCTTATAATCCTGTTACAGGAGCAGCAGGAACTCCTGTTAAAGGTTTTGCAAATCCTGGAAGTTTTGATGGCATTACAGGAACTAATATTGCAAAAGCAGCTGGTTATACAATTACAACAGGACGTTATGTTAGTGATACGGGATCAGGATCACCGGGAACAGACACATCAAGTTATTCCGTAGCGAATTTTTTTCATTTTACAGTTGATACAGATACTGCTACAAGTGGAAATGTACAAGGAGGAGGAGTTGGTAATTCAGTAGGACCAGTTACATTAAGCTCATGATTAAAAAAATTTTAAATACTATTAAAGGATGGTTTACTCCTGCAGAGGAAATGGATCCTCATGAAGTAATGTTGCATCCTAAAGAATCTGATATTTCAATATACTCAGATGAAAATGGAAAAGCTATAAAATGTGGAACACATGTAAGATATAAAAAAAGTTGTTTTACTTGTAGAGAAGTAGCAGGAGAAATATAATGGCTGGATTAAGTGCATCAGGATTAAAAACACAAATAAGAAGTTATACTGAAACAGACTCTAATGTTTTAACAGATGCTGTTTTAGAAAATATAATTTTAAATGCACAATATAGAATATTTAGAGATGTGCCTATAGATGCAGATAGAAAACAACAAGTAGGTAATTTTGTTGCTGGACAAGAATCTATTAACTGTCCTGCAGGAGCTGTATTTATTAGAGGTATACAAGTTTATGACACGGCAGGATCAGAAATTACAGGAGCTAATAGATGGTTGGAAAAAAAAGATGTAACATATCTTCAAGAGTATCAAGATGTTACAGGAACATCAGCAGCACAAGGTCAACCTAAATATTATGCTATGTTTGGTGGTGCCACAGGAGAGTCTGACACTACATCAGGTAGAATATTTGTAGCCCCAGTTCCAAACACAACTTATAGATTTAGAGTTCATTTTAATAAAATGCCAGCTCTTTTAGAGAATGATGATACTAATTATATCAGTCTTAATTTTCCAAA